GTCTGGATCAATAGTGACAGTTCTATCATTTACATCAATACTAGAAATTTCAACACTATAATCGTCTACATAGCCATCACTTTCGGTTGTTTGTCCTACAACAAACACAGTAACTGGTTTTGCCAATGGGTTGTTGTTTCCAAATTGTGTATTTGTAGCTAATACTTTTACATAGTCTTGCAATGCTTTACCACTGAAAGGATCATAAATTACTTTATTGGCGTCAAATGTAAATCTTATATCCTCTACACTACCAAAGTAATATGCAAGGCTTCTATATGTTATAACATATCTATTAGTTGCAACACATTCAAATTTTACAAACCAATTAGTAGTTTCATACAAATCAATAGACCATCTATCTTCTGCAATTGTTAGACTATTATTGAACACAAGACTAAAGTTTTGATTTAATTCCATTCTAGAAATAGCTTCTTGAACTAATGAGTTAGGTAATTTATTGCTGAACGTAGGAATAATTGTAGACAACACAGCCCCTTGAGGGATGTATACGTTTAATATAATAGGACCAGAACCATTAGCAAAATCACCTTGACCGTTATTGTAACCATCGCCTATAACATTTAAAACTGTAGCCCATATATTTGTTGTATCGGATGGGCCGGCAACACCTGATACTAATCTGTTAGTACTATCAAAATAATAACCAGACGGTGCAGTAAAGTTTAAAAGAGCGCCTTTTGTTAAGTATTTTAAGTTATGTGTATTGTATGTACCAACAGCAATAGGTATTTTAACTTGACCTTGCAGATTGTAAACATATCCAGTGTCAGTATTTGTGTCAACAGAACTTAGATTCCAATATACAGTACCATCACCAGAAGCGGGGTCTATAGAGTAACGGGTATAATTATTAACATAGTATTGGTTTGCTCTGATATTAGATAAAATGGTAGATACGTCATTGTTTAAATATGAAATAATATCTGCTGAGTTATAAATTTGTAATAGACCATAACCATTGCTGTCATCAGAATACATTGCACCATCTGTTGCAACACAATCAATACTTGAATACTTACCCGTAGGGTCAGTTAAATCTAAGTTTTTACTAACACCAACACTTGAACGGTTTATTGAGTTTGACTTAATAATAGAACTGTATAATGTATATGGGAAGTTATTATAATCTTCACCATTAACCATACGATTCTGTGAGTAATAGCGAGTTGGGGCACGTTGTTTAATATTGATTAAACTTTCACGTGCTTGTGCGTTACTTACAGGTGTTTGTAAACTTAAACCAAGCGTTAATAGTTCTTGACGACCGTTACGACCAATGTAACTAAATGAAACACTTAGTCCTTGCATCTCTGTTGGGTCAATTGTATATGTTAATGCATTACCAGAACGTACATATGCTCTGAAATTACCAACTGGAATCTCGCTGAAAACCCCATCACCAAATACATAACTGACTTGGTCATTGAATCTAGAGTTTACACTAAATGTTTTCTTATTACTATTTTCTGTTTGTAGATACGCATTAGCATATACATTTTCTACTTGTTTCCACAATACTCTAGGAGTTGTAGCGTTGTTTGCATTAAGTTGATATAACCATGTGTCTGTATTATTGATACCTTGAATATCAATATCGACTACTTGGTTACTGATTTGTTGTTGCAACACAAAGTCAAAGTTTTGTAGGGTACCTTGTTTAAAATAAAAGAAAAACCCTGTGTTAGGACTACCGTAACCTAATTTGTCGTTACGATATAACATATTGAATTGTCCAGTTGGTGCAGGTGGAACTTCATATAGATTTTCTGAATCCACACTAGAAACACTAACCAATTCAAAATTCATATTAGTACCATCGACTGTTGAACTGAATGGTACAATTGGTAAGGCAGTAGTTGGAATATTCATTGCATATTCGTCTGTTTTTACACCTAAAATAACTGATGAATTACCAGGCTTACCGATGCGTTGGCTGTTAATCAATGCGGCATTAATGATAGTATTAAACTGCTCTAACCAATTTGGGTTAGCAGGATCATTCCAAAGAATAGCGGTATTATTTAAATTAATTCCGTTTAAATCTTCAATACTTTGAGTAGTCTGAATACTTGTAATTTTAATATAACCCTGACCGGCCAAGTTTCGCTTTGGATTATATGAAACTAAGTTAGCTAACTTAATAACACTGTCTCTACGTTCCGCGGTATCGATAAAGTTTTCACGGGCGTTAAGGTCGTTTCTAAACGCTAAACCCTGCCCCATAAACGCAATAACGTCAAGCAAAGCAATAAATTCGCTTGATTCAGTATAGTCATTGTATGTTTCAGGATAATAAAGTCGCAAATAATCAATGAAACTTTTACGCAAAGTCTCATAATCATAGCTTCTAAAATCGGCTTGACGGAACGTTTGATATATCGTTTTCCAGTCGTTGACCCCGAATAATGCTGATTGTCTTGAACTTGTGGCCATAGGTATAATACTCTTTATAGTATTTATCTAACCTAAAAAGCCGATTTTTTTGCTTACTGAATGTTTGCGGTATTTGTTCCGCTATCAAAGAAAACACTTAACAGTTGTGCTTGATTGAACGGTGAGATTGCTAATTCTACTTCTAACAAAATACCATTTTCTTGCGGGTATGCTTTAACTGTGTTCAATACTAATCTAGGATCTTGGGCGGCAATTCTACGTATTTCATCTTCTAATTGGAACTGTACATCTCTTGTATTAGGCTCAAATACAAAATTCCAAAGTGTTGTGCCATATTGAGGTTTTCCTACTTTCTCTCCCCTGCGAATGCTTAGTGCATTGACAAAATCTTGTATAACCAATGGCTGGTCGACTAGTCTGAATTTTTTACCAAATACAATAGGCTTTATAGTGCTACCGCTTCCACCATCCATACCTGCAGGCATTACAGTAGTTTTTGGTTTGTTAGCATTGATAGTGCTGAATCCTATATAATTTGGCATGTTTATTCCTCTATCTTATTTATTAAGCTAGTTCTGCTGATATATCTAGAACCTTCTTATATTCTTGTTCAAATTTGGCTTTTAATTCTGCTACCGTAGGGTCGCCTGGTGGTAAACGATTTGCGGCATCTTGATATTCTTGTTTTGCTTGTTTAGTAACAGTAAGTTGTGCGTTAAATCTTGCTTGTTGTTCTTTAAGTTTTTGATTAAACGCATCGAATCTTTCTTGTTCTGTTTGAAGTTGTGTTTGTGTATCTCCGTAAGTTGGTGGTGGAATCTTTGGATTACCAATGATACTAGATACTTGTGAATCTAATGGTCCTCTATTAACTGTATTTTCCGCTACTATTGGAACTTTTAGCTTCTCTGGATTCTCAGATGCTATGGCATTTACAGCGGAATTAAGTTGTGATGCTAATCCCTTTGGAAGTATAGAAGATGCGGTAGACATTAAAGATCCGGATTGTGATTTGATTCCATCTAAGATGCCTGATGCTCCTGAAGTTAAGCCAGATAATCCGCCGGCTGGTAATCCGGCGCCGCCAAGTGCCTTCCCTACGACAGAGGCTGCTGACATAGTTGACGGGCTAACACCATTTAATAAACTAGATGCATTTGTATTGATTAGTGATCCCAATGCGCCTGAACCAGGAATACTATTAACTGCATTTTTTGCATTGTTCACTACTAATGACAATGCTCCTTGACCTCCAGGTAAGCCTTGTAATCCAGTGTTTGCTATATCAAGATTTTTTACACCTGCAATAGATGTTGAAACAGCGTTATCAATAATAGAACTACCTGTAGATGCAGTCAATGATGGTAGTCCCAGTCTACTTCTAATAAACGGATCTGACGCATCTGCATCACCTATAGTTTCAATTTGTTGTGGGGTCAGTCCTGCGTATGGGTCTACATTTTCTTCTTGTCTAGTCTCAGCAGTATCACTCTTAGCTATCGCAGTTAAGTCTTGCGGTACGTTAGCTTTAAATGACTTGTATGCACCGGTGATTGATGCAAATGCGGCTGAGGCTGCACCTTTTGCCTTGTCTACTAAACCACCCAATGTTCCAGTCAGACCACTGAGCAATCCTCCACCTGACGTGAGTGCTCCTGCAAAATTACCTGAACTTATACTATTAGCAATGTTGCCGGCGGCTGCGCCAAGTTTACCGATACCGCCGGCGACGCCAGATCCAATATTTTTTACAAAATCAACTGTCTGTTGTACACCATTCTGTACTCCAGATAATATTAAACCGGCAGTTGATACTGGTGATTGTTTTCCGGAAATAACCCCGGACTGTATTAACTGTTTTTCACTGGCTGCAATATTTGTAACCATGTTACTAACTTGTGCACCTGTATTTTGTACAAATGACTGTAGATTTCCACTACCAGATTTTCCAGTAAACATATTTGAAGTCATAGCTCCAGTGACACTTGCCCCTGACTTAACTAAACCATTAATCAATGTGTCAGCTCCTGGCTTTAACGTTCCACCCGTAACTAACTGTTGTGCTGTTTGACCTAGTTGTCCAACTAATGCTTGACCACCTATGATTGCAGAACCTGAACTTACTGCCGATGCCGCATTAGTAGCCGCTGATAGGGCAGTTGAACTTACTAATGCTGATGTTGTGCCAACACCTAAACTTGCACTTGCACTCTCAGTACCAGGCACAGTAGCAACTATTGAAGGTGTTACTGGCGTTTCTGGAGTTGATGGTACTTCGTTGTTAGTTTGTTCTACTTCTTCAGAAGGAGATTCCGGTAATTCTGCGTCTGCTCCCAATTCTGTTGTTACGTCTACACCTTGGCCTGCGTTGACCCATGGGTGATGGGCTGGGGCCCTAGATGCAATCGTTTCTAACTTGCCAGGTGCGGGCGCAAATCCTTTTTCATTATCAAACAACGTATCAGTGTGAGTAAACATAGTCAACTGTTTAACTTCTTCTGGGGTTAGACTTGCCGAACCAGTATTAAGATTAACAACTGAACCATTAATATAAGTAGTGGATCCACTAGCATAACTAGATTCACCGTTACTTAACATGCTCATTGCACCGTCAACTTTTAACGCATGATCTCCCGAAGTTTGCTGAGTAAAGTCTCCGCCGACTTTTAAACTAACATCACTATCTGCATCAGCACTAATATTTTCTTTAGCTTTAATATTAATATTATTATTAGCTTGTATGTTTATATCATTATCAGCATGTAGATTAAGATCACCTTGTGTTCTAATATTTACTGAGTTGGTAGCGTACATATCAATAGTACCTTCCTTACCTAACTCTATCCATGATTGACCATTAGCATGAATAATGAACAAACATTGCCCATCATCACTCATTAATATTTGATGACCAAGAGATGTTCTTAATCTTATTAATTGGTCTTTGCCCAACAAGTCACCGTCATCCATCACGATAGAATGACCTGCTCGCCGGCTTATGATTTTTAAGTTTTTACCTTCACCTTGAAGTGCGTCTGTTACTGTAGCGTCAGTATAGCCTCCCTCATAAATTGGGCGACCTGGGCTACTTACACCCCAACCAACTCTACTTGGTGTTTCACGTTGACTGCTTGTAGTGATTGTACCTCTGACTGTATCACGTATTAAACCTTGTTGTGCTAATACTGATGATACGTAACTATGTACTGGTTTTGGAGCATTTAAAAAGTCACTGCTATTTGACATATTTTCGTTTGCAGTGTTTATATTAGTTACCGGGAGTTGTGTTGCACCAGCTAAACTCTTAGCCTCACCTTCATTTAAAATGACTTTGCTTTTAACGCTTCCAATCGCAGGAACCATTGTTAGTGCTTCTGGATCAGGGATACAACCTATGTAGTAACCATAATTCATATCACCATTAACAAATATACAAATAACTTGTGTGCCTATATCCGGTGGGCTATGCCATTCACCATAACTAATTGGATTATTAGGATAATTACCGAAGCCGCTTGAAGGAGATTGACCGTATGTTCTCCCATAGAAAGGAGAAAGATAACGGACTGTAATCCAGTTCTTGCTATCATTGGGGTCGTATCCATTCATGTCCTGAATGTAAACTTGTACACGACCTGCACGTATAGGATCGATATTATTTTTAACAGTACCTATAACTGGTTCTGAACGTATTACACCGCCGCCGGCATCGTTCTGACTTGCTTTTGTAGCGCCGGCTGATTTAATTATATCCTGTGCCATTTATTATTCTCTTCCTTCGTCTGCACCATAATTGTAAGCGGTTAGGCTAGAATTAGAATCATCATCTGATACTGGGTCTCCCCAACTACCTGAACCAGTATTACTTGTTCCCTGACTACCATTATAAAATGCGTCAGCTTGATCTGCTTCATTTGATGCCTGCTGATATGCTACCGCTTCATCTACTCCTGTAGCATCATCTTGTATTAATCCTGTGCTATTTGAACCTGTTGGGTTATTTGAGCCGGCGCCACCTTGATTACTTAATGATCTAGTTTTTGAGGCTTCTTTTTCTCTTCCATCAGTATCATCAGTGCCAAGATCATTACCAAATGTGTTAACTACGCAAGATAAATCTTGTGTAAATTTACCACCTCTGAAGTTACTTGAAACTTCAATTACCATATAGCTAATACCTTTAACTATCTTTTTAATCTTTGGTGGATATTTCCAAAACACTAAACTTTCATTAATGTCCATAACACCTGTTTGATTATTATAGTCAATTGCTTCTTTAAAATCTATCTCAATAAAAACTTGTCCACCGTTAGCACTGATAGTAAATCCATCAGTACCATAAAATTGATTATACAAAGCATCAATACTAGTTGTACTATCTTGTATTAAAAAGTCAGGATCACCTAAGATTGAAATTTTTGCCGCGGCATAACTACCCGGATCAATTAGATAGTTAACGTATGCGTTTTGTGCTTCTGCACCTATGCCCAATTTGCCTTGGCGTTGAACGTTTTGTCGTTTACCTGCTACCATTGGAACATCAGTGCCTCCGCCTGTTGAGGCGTCTGAACCTGTTGATTCAACTGCTACGTTAAAATATGAATTATCCAAACTTTGAGAATATTCTAAAATTTCTGAGTTTTTACCGGTGAACCAATACTCATAACGTTTATGAGGACCGTAATATGTTGTTGTCTTTCCAGCCGTCACTGCCATAACAACAGGGGTGTCATATGGTTGAACAATATAAGTTATCTCAAATGCAAAATCATTTACTTTATCATCAAAACCTAAATTTTTAACTTCTGCTGAAACATTATACCATTTTAGTGTTCTATTCGATTTTGGTTTTATATCTTCAGGACTATCAGTTTTTTCATCTGGTTCAGTTGCAGTTGTATATAAAACTTTTAATGCATCTTCTACATAAGAACTTTGAGATATAACCAATTGAATAAGTTGTTGTATTGATGTATCACTTTTAAAAGATACAATTCGTTTAGTATTGTCCGGTGTTGCTGAAACTGCAACTTTATCATTGACTTGATTAGAATCTTTAATTTGTGCTAATGGCCATTTTGTTTTGTCTGGGTCAGCAAACTTATTGATAACACTAGATTGTGCTATTAAACTTTGTGCTTGTCCCAAAAACTTAACATTATACTTATTTGGTATTTTAATAGAGCCAGCATTTTTCATATCAATTTGCTGTTGATTTAATTGTGTAAATATACCACTAATTCCCGGGCCATCACCTATCAATGCTTCTTGGACTGTAGTGCAAGTAGCACTCAAATCATTTATTAGTCTACCTCTTTTTGTACCATACGCAGTTTGAGGAGCTGTTGTTGCGGCTGATATAGTATATGTTGTTGCTTTACCATCTAACTTAAATTTAATACTTGTTAAAATAATATCGTAAAATTGTTGATGTGGTATATCGTTTACCGGAGTTCCAGATTGGTCATATCCTAAAAACTTAACACCTAATACAAAAAATTGTTTGCTTGCATTATCTAGGCTTTTTAATCCTATTGTTGCTGAATAACGTTGTATTGCGGCCGCGGCAGTTTTTAATTTAGTAATAAAACTAAATCCATACGGTTCAAGAATTTTAAATGTTAAACTAGTAACATTTGAACTTGTACCGGTAGCTTTACCATTAGTTGCAGTTTTAATTTGTAAATCATCAATATAATAATCTAAATTAAACCCCGGAGCTCTATGTGTTGATGTGTTATTAATTCCGCCGCTTTGTGCAATAATATATGCACCAGCTTCACTATTATTGTATGCATTTGTTGCTGATGGGTCACCTGCTTTAGCAATAGCAGATATGTCTTTTCTTCCGGACGCTATGAAAGCATCATACGCATCAGGTGTAATCATATACAATGTAATTTGATACGTATAACTAGGGTAGTTTCCTAGAGGGTTGAATAATCTTTTTCCGGGTTTAACTTCTGATGCTTTGCTTGCCGTAGTAGAACTTTTGCCCGCAACTGTTGTTCCTGCAGTACTTGATGCTGTACCGTCATTTTCGTAATAGGTTGTTGTTTCTGAATTGGTACTACTAGAGGTACCATCATTCTCATAGTAAGTTGTTGTCTCTGCTTTATTGCTACTAGGTGTACCATCGTTTTCATAATAGGTTGTAGGAGACCCTGAATCATCATCTGCGCCACCACTAGCTTTAAACTCAGCATTTTGCTGAGTTATCTGTGCTTGAGGGGTTATAATTTCATTACCAAATTCGTCAAATGTTGTTGGCATTTATATTCCTAATACACTTACTAACGTATCCAATTTAGGCACATATATCCCAACACCTGCTTTAAAATCAAACAATGGATCTTTAAGTCTATTTGGATTACGTTGTGCAAACACCCACCATAATCTACTGTCATTATATAAATCAAATGCTAATAAATCAGGTCTATACTCATATACTAATGGAATTTGATAATAGATATCGCTAGAACTCATAGGTATAGGTCTATTGACCATAACGTCTAAAAACTTAGTGTTGACAATACCTGTTCTATTGTACTGACTTGTTTGTGGATATAAATTATTTTGTGCCATTACCAGATTCCTGCTCCGCCTCTATTTTTAGACCCTCTCAATAATTGACCGGTCGCATATTTTTGTAGGCTAAAGTTATTGCTAATATCATTTCTAGTTACTATAGGTACAGCTTGTATCTGTATTTGTAATTTAGTCGGAACGTATGTTGCTTCAACACTTCCTGTAGGAGTATTTTTAAATCTTGGTGCTGGGGTTGTACCACCAAATCCTATCTTAGTTGTACCTTGAAGTAAATTATTTAGGCTTTGATTATAAGTGTTATCTTTTGGTATATTAGCACCTACATTAGTTCCAGGGATAGCTGTAGTACTACTTGCTCGTATATAATCTACATCTGTTGGTAAATTCATGGCAAAAGTAGTTATTGCCAATGGGTGTTTGTCAAACTGAAACGCACCCATACCTGTCAAATAACATAATGGTGGGGGTGTTCCGTTTTTAGGATTTTGGTCTTGACCATAAAACATTTTAGTAACACTACGTAAAAAATGTATAACCGCTAATACGTACTTGGCTTCTTTTGTGTCCTGTGCAGTGAAATCACATGTTATAGATACATTGTCTACACTACTTGCACGATATTGATATATTTTATAGTTACTATGTGTTAATTCACTGGTGTCATAGTTAGATGAATATGTTACATTAACTGCCGGGGTATAAGGGAATAATATTCCATCAGTAGTTTGTAATGGTTCTAGTATTCCCGGCGTGTCTGACTTATATAAATATTTTGCACCAGCCGCTAAACTTAAACGCACACGCCAATCACCTTGACTGTATGCATTAGTACTGTCTTGTTGAGTAGCCTGTGATCTTGTATTAAACAATGAACTAGTTAGTCCTTGAGAACTGCCTCCTGTTGGCCTATCAAAGTCTGACCAAGTAGGTGTTGAAGAACTAGCAGTTCCATCATTTTCATAATAAATTCCAGGGTCAGAACCAAAATCAAGTTCAGTAGTATCACTTTCAATTCGTTCATCTTGGAGTTGAGCAAAGTAATCATTAACTTCTTCATCTGATAGTTGTGGAGGTTCTTGTAATGTATTCTCATTGAATGCTATTTGCTCGTCTATCCCGGCAAATTCTAATGAACCATCTTCTAAATCTTTCTGTCTTTGTATTTGCTCATCTATGCCGGTAAACTCATCGGCTTCTGGAATTGGAGGCTCCTGTAGTGGTTCAAATACAAAGTCTTGCGCTTCTGCACCAATGTTAGTGTTAGGATCACTGTTTGGGTTAACTGGTTCTGCTGTTGGGTTTTCTACTTCAGTTGGAACAATTTTTACTAATAAACCACCGGGTATTTGAGAAAATGACACAGATTGTGGATCGTTAGACCATGCATCATATGTTGCTTGATCTGGAAACAATAAGTTTCCTTGGGGTGTCTGTACTGATGTATAAGAACTTACAGGTATAGCGGACCCTTCATTTGGAGGAGGGGTAGCCGTTGCCTGAGCAACGGCTATGTTAGATGCAGATTGACTTTTAACGTTGTTAACAGTACTCAATACAGCATTTCTAATTCCACCTGACAACTCACTAGGTGATATAATTTCATTTGCTGTCCATTGGTTCCGCAATGAAACTACTGCGTTAGCAATATCTCCGTTTGCAGGAATGGTAACTCTACCAACAGTACCCCCAGGCGCAGTAGCGGTAATTGTTATAGTATTCGATACTGTATTTAAAACCGAGTTAACTGTACTGCCGCCCGGCGTTTTCGCTGTACTGGAATATTGAGACATGTTTGTTGTTATCCTTACTTATATTTAGCATAAATAAAAGGCGTCTTTTTTACCATTTCTCACCAAAACAGTTGCATTTCTGCAACAAAAGTATTATACTTGCTTCATCACAACAACGGAGAATTATGAGTTTACCTGCTAAAAAAACAGTAAATTATTTAAACAATAAAGATATCTTGAAAGAGATACACGAAAGCAAAAACACTTATTGCTACTTCCAAAAGCAAGAATACAACAAATACGATTTTATTGTAGACATGCCACAAGATAGTTTAGAAAAGTGTTTTGAACATATGCAAAAACCAGAGGTCATTCAGCAAGCCCGCGAAACTAGGGCTATCCGACTAGACATAGAAAACTGTTTAGCTAAAGGAACAACTGACCCATTAACTATTCCTATAACTGATTTAATGTTTAGAGTTATGACTTGGGAACATATTCCAGTTGCCCCCAAACAACCTAGAAAAACTGCTAAAAAGAAAACAGCAAAAGATATATTTGAGTTTGAAGAAGTCGATCCTGATGAAATCTTTGCTGAGTTAGAAGATGCGGCTCCAATCAAAGCTGATGTTGACGACATGGTTCATGTTAAAGTCAATTTCCCACCGTTTCAACATTATAAGATAAGCGACACTAATTCATATGTTTGTGTTGGTAAAAGTCATTGGACTGGTGGTATCAAAGGTGGTGAGTTCAGCAAAGAGCACGGGCAAATTACAAACAAGTTAGCCAAAATGTATATTATGATGTGTGAAAAATACGCTATGAAATTTAACTGGCGTGGTTACACATACAATGATGAGATGCGTAACTCTGCTATTTTGCAATTAACATACGTTGGATTACGATTTAACGAAGCGAAATCTGCTAACCCATTTGCATATTACACTGCGGCTATTACTAATAGTTTCTGTCGTGTATTGAACACCGAGAAACGAAATCAAAATATTCGTGATGACATTTTAGAAATGAATGGGCTTAACCCAAGTTGGTCTCGTCAGGGAACAGGCATGGGTGCTGTTTCAACTGTTTACGAAGAATAATGCCTATCATAAACCCAGGTACCATATCTGCAAATTATATCAGGATGCGTCATTGGGGAGAGCATAACTATTGGTACACACCAACATGTAATGTTCCTAAAGAAGTAATGGAAAAAGTATTGTCTGATGACAATACTTTCCTGTTAGCATGTAATGAGTATGAAGTTGATTCTAGTATACTATATCAATTATTAGATTTGGGTATTCCTAGAAAAAAGATTGTACTAATTACTGAGGATGCTGATTTTACTTTAGCTAATTATTGGGCATGCGGTGGTGAAATGTCTATGACCATGCAATGTAGAAGATTCCCTGAGTTCAAAACACTTGAAAAGAAAGAATATTTAAAATCATTTTTAAATTTTAATCGCAGGTGGAGAATACATCGACCTTTGTTTGTTGCGTTGCTAAAATCAAATAATTTATTAGACAAAGGCTTTGTTAGTTTAGGAACGTCTGATGATTATAAAACATGGGACTTGGTATTTGACAGACTCATTGAGTTATCAGATGAGGAGTTTAGACAACTACTAACTAAACACAAAAATGAAATAGTACAACTACCTGAAATGTATTTGGACTCTGATAACTTAGTTGACTCCAAAGATAGAATAGATAACTTTAATAAAATCATAGAGTTATATCAAAATTCATATTTTAGTGTAGTTAGTGAGACATACTTTTTTGAAGATGTGGGTAGATTTTTAACAGAAAAAACGTTTAAATCAATTGGATTTAAGCATCCTTTTATTTTAATGGCTCAACCATATAGTTTGAAATTGTTAAAAAATATGGGATATAAAACATTTCACCCAATCATTGACGAATCATATGATAATGAAGTTGATCCAATCAAACGGATGAAGCTGATAATCAACGAGGTTGAACGCTTATCCAAAATGAACACTGAACAAGTGCATACTTTCATTGATGAGGTTAAGGAAGTGGTTGAACATAACTTCTATACCTTATTACGAAAAAACCAACATATAAAAAAGATAGGGTAAACTCTCTGTTTACTTTGCGTATAATAACCTGTATAATTAGCTTATGAGTAACCTTTTTAAAAAAGCCGCGGTCTTTACAGACATACATTTTGGTCTAAAGTCAAACAGTCTACAGCACAATCAAGATTGTGCAAATTTTGTAGATTGGTTTATTGACAAAGCAAAGAAAGAAGGATGTGAGACCTGTTTCTTCTTGGGCGATTGGAATCACCATCGTGCAAGCATTAACATTCATACACTTCAATTTGGATTACAAGCACTGGAGAAATTAAATGCTAACTTTGATAGGGTATATTTTATACCAGGCAATCACGATCTTTATTATCGTGACAAGCGGGACGTTCATAGTGTTGAGTGGGCTAAACATCTATCAAACGTGGAGATCATCAACGACTTCTTCTCCGAAGGAGATGTAGTTATTGCGCCATGGCTCGTACATGATGACTATAAAAAGTTACAAAAACTAAGTGGCAAATATATGTTTGGTCATTTAGAGCTACCTCATTTTTACATGAATGCTATGGTTGAGATGCCCGATCATGGCGAGATTAACACAGACCATATGAAGGGCTTTGATAAAGTATTCAGTGGTCACTTTCACAAACGTCAAGCACAAAAGAACGTTTGGTCTGTTGGTAATGCTTTCCCGCACAACTATTCTGATGCAGGTGATAACGCACGTGGCATGATGATTTTAGAATGGGGAGTTGAGCCAGTATTTCATAGTTGGCCTCGTCAACCTTTATATCGTGTTTATAAACTAAGTGAAGTACTAGAAAACCCTGAGGGCTTGCTATTGATTGATAGTCATGTTAGAGTACACTTAGATATTGATATTAGTTATGAAGAAGCAAACTTTATCAGAGAAACATTAATACCTGAACATAAACTACGTGAAATGGCATTGATTCCAATGAAGGCAGAACAAGTAGAACAAGGTCAAAACGCAGATGGTCTGAAGTTTGAATCAGTAGACCAAATTGTAATTGACCAAATTAATGCTATCGAAAGTCAGACTTTTGATAAAAAGATTCTACTAGAGATTTATAACAACCTATGAACAAAGTCAGCAAATACTTAATAAGTATCAATAGACCCCCTTTTGTTGATGGCAGAAAAATAGGACAAGCGATTCCTTGTAAAAGTTATGGCAAACCTGCATGGTCTATATCGTTTTACGATGGTTATACTATTGAAACTAATCCTATATTCACAGATGAAGATGGATTAAACAAAGCAACAACAATAAAAGAATATGCAATGAATTTAGGATATTATGATTTTACTTAAAAATATTACACTAAGAAATTTCCTATCAATCGGTCAAGTTACACAAGCAGTTGATTTTGACAAAAAAGAGTTAACCCTTATCCTAGGGGAAAATTTAGACCTAGGAGGTGACGGTGCTAGAAATGGCACCGGTAAAACCACACTTATTCAAGGCTTATGTTATGCCTTGTTTGGCGTACCCATTAACAACATTCGTAAGGATAACTTAGTTAACAGAACAAATGGTAAAGGTATGCTTGTTACATTAGATTTTAATGTTAACGGTACCAACTACAAGATTGAACGTGGTCGTAAACCAAACATTCTCAAGTTCTATGTAAATGATGAACAACAAAAAGCTGAAGATGAACAACAGCAAGGTGAGAATAAGGAAACACAAGCACTTATCCAAAAGATTATAAATATGACTCCGGACATGTTCCGACATATCGTTGTTCTCAATACGTATAGCGAACCATTTTTGGCACTCAAAGCTAACGAACAACGTGATATTATTGAACAGCTATTGGGTATTACGTTATTGAGTGAAAAGGCTGAAGTAATTAAAGAATTGATTCGCCAGAGCAAAGATAATATTCAACAAGAAGAATTTAGAATTAAGGCAGTCGAGGAAGCTAACAAACGTGTTAAGGAGCAAATAGATGCTACTAAACGTAGACAGAAACTTTGGCAGACTAAACACGATGATGATTTAGAAAAACTAGCAATCAGTTATACAAGATTAACTCAAATAGATATTGAGGTTGAATTACAGGCTCACAAAGATTTAACCGAATATAACAAAAAGCAAAAAGAATTAGAGACAAAAAATTCTAATATCGTTAGGCTTGAAGCGGCTATTGCAAAAGAAGATAAGCTAATTAAAAAGTTTGTCAAAGAAATTGAAACGCTAAAAGAACATAAATGTCACACGTGTGGGCAAGATTTCCATGATGAACAACATGCTAACGTACTAGTTGACAAAGAAAATCTATTAGTTGAAGCACAAGAAGCCTCAGCTAAGATGACAAGCGACCTTAAGGATTGGATTGATATTGAAATTGTTTTAGGTTCTCAACCTAAGACGCATTATGATACAGAATCAGAAGCAATCAAACACTCTAGTCAAATTGCTAACATTCTAAGTCAAATAGAAAACAAAGCAGGAGAGACTGATCCTTACAAAGAACAAATAGAAGAAATGGAAAATCAAGCCTTACAGTCTGTTGAGTTTACTGAGATTAACAGATTGACAAAGACTATGGAACATCAAAAGTTTTTGATTGATATTTTAACTAGCAAAGACAGTTTTGTTCGTAAAAAGATTATTGACCAAAACTTGAGTTACCTAAATGCACGACTAACTCACTACTTAGATAAAATTGGACTCCCTCACACAGTTGTCTTTAAGAACGACTTACAAGTTGAAATTACAGAGTTGGGCAGAGAACTTGACTTTGATAATCTATCACGCGGGGAAAGAAACAGACTGATTCTTGGTTTGAGTTTTGCTTTCCGTGACGTTTGGGAATCATTATATAGTCCTATCAATACATTATTCATTGATGAATTGATTGACTCAGGTCTTGACACGATGGGAGTTGAAAACTCTATTGCTATTCTTAAGGATATGTCACGTAGGCGACAAAAATCTATTTGGCTTGTCTCTCACCGTGAAGAATTAGCAGGACGAGTTCCCAACGTGCTCAAGGTTGTTAAAGAAAATGGCTTTACAACATATAACACAGCAGTAGACATAGAATGAAAACATTATATTTAGATATGGACGGAGTTGTTGCAGACTTCAATGAGTATGCGTTTCGTATACATGGGTTTGATGCAGAAGTTGAATATGCTGATGACCTTTGGAATCAAATAGCACAGAATCCTAGATTATATAGAGATTTAAAAAAGACACCCTATGCAGATGATTTAGTTAATCATTGCAGAGAATTTGCAAATACAAATCAAATAGATTTATATTTTTTAACAGCAGTACCAAAAAGCAATAGATTGCATTGGGCTTTTTACGATAAGGTAGAATGGGCAAGAACACATTTTAGTAATATTCCTGTTCACTTTGGCCCCTTCAGTAAAAACAAATGGATACATTGCACACCAGGTGATATTTTAATTGACGATAGAATGTCTAATATCACCGAGTGGTCTAATGCAGGTGGTAATGCAATATTGCATGAAACGTTTGAACATACTATAGAAAGTTTAGATAAAATTTCAAAACAAGAAAGTAACAGATAAGTAAGTTCATGCCAAGTCCACAAAAAGCAAAAGGTTCAGGTTTCGAACGAGAAATCGCTAAATTTTTATCAGACAAATACGGTGAGTCGTTTATACGAGCACCAGGTTCTGGTGCTTATGTGGGCGGGAAGAATCAATCACGCAAAGAAGTTTTACATGAAGGTCAAATTCGTTCGTTCAAGGGCGATATTGTACCCGGTCAATCGTTCATTAACATGAATGTTGAATGTAAATTCTACGCTGACTTCCCGTTTCATCTAATTCTTACAGGGGAATGTAAAGTATTAGATGCTTGGCTGGATCAGTTATTAGATGTTGCTGACCCTGACGATTGTAATATTCTGTTTATGAAATTTAATCGTAAAGGTAGATATGTATGCGTACCTAGCAAACTAACATGGATAACAGATAATTTTACATATTACACTTCTAAAAAGTACGGGGACTGGATCTTCATGGATTTTGATGGATTCTTTCTTCACAACACAGACCTTCTGAAATCATATTCAACAGGCGAAATCGACACCAAGTCATTTATAAATAAAACTTCCCCAAATTTATTAACTATTGATATCTAAAAATTAGTTGTCTCCGTTGGGAGACCTCCTTGAAGAAGCCTGAAAGATGGCGGATGGATCTGGAGTATGCAAGTATCGTGAGATGCTTGGGAATACCGAGAAGGCAATCGACAAAGCGAACCTTCAACAAGTCTATAACTATTTCACTTTGATGTTATAGAATGTGCGTTGCGGTGGTGTGCATTATTTTGAGAATGCATGACTACACTACAGGCCGTAAACTTTACAGCGCAACCGGTAGCATATTGTGTCAGAAAAAGGCAACAGTATGGGCATAAGTGACTATGGATGACGGGCATGGCATGTTCATTTACCATTGGTGGTGCTGAATAGCACTACCATGGCTTCAAAGCGGCAATATAGTTTCCCTTAATAAAAGAATTTGAAAGAATAGATTACCGTAAGAATTAGAACTGAGCGATAGCGAAGTTCTAGATGAACGAAGTTCATCTTTACAATAGACATAAAAGAAAAGCCGAAACTGATAAATGAACAGTTACGGCTTTGATTAGAAGAATGGTAATCCTGATTTCTTAGTAGTTTCTAGGTTCTTCTCTATTAATTCCCCTAGAATGTTACGTTCAGTATAGGACATATTCATTACATCCTCATATGAAACCCCGCCTCGCATATACCAAGCATAAGTTAAACAACTAGTTCTTATCTCAATACATTCTTTTTCGTACTCATCAATCAGCTTCTGAACCTCTGCGGGGCCAAGACGTAGAAGCCTCATGCGAAAAAATCAGACATATTCAATGTAAATTGTTGTTCATATTTGTGTGAACAGTGTGGGCATTCGATACCTAATGGTTTCATATCGCTTTGCTCTTTCAATTTACCTTGTTGGTCTCTGATTGCGTCAAATGACATTTTATCACAATTTCTTAAAAACTCTAAAATAAAGTTTTTATCTGTTACTATATCATTATTTGGTGTACGTACATGGTCAACAGTTAATGCCAATGCTGACATAGTGGTGCTAGCAATGGTCTTTAATGCTTCTTTACTCTTTTCCATTTTAAGAGTATCGTCTTGGGTAGATTCAATTTCAATAAATAATTTTTGCATATTGAATTGTTCTAAACTAATTTGATTTATTTCTTTAAATGTCAATGGTCTAAACTTAACAAATAAGTTGTCTACTTGCATTTCTGTTGAATAATCACCAGATTTAATCCTAACTAGTAATTGAGCAAGATTTAGCTTGTATAATTCAGTTTCACTGCAACTTGGGCAAGTAGTAGATATTTCCATGTCCCCGGTACTAGATGCGGCCTTGATAGCTATTAAAATAGCATCCAAATCAACTGATGATATCTTCCATGGGTCTAATACATTTGGTACGCAACTTCTAATTACGTCTGCTACTGCTTGTCCGTTGAATAATGCATCCGGAGTTTTGATAGTGATATCATCAATAGCAGTCATTGGAAATATAGGAATTTCCCCTGCTTCTGTTTTAATTAACACATTGTCTGGATAATCACCACCGCTAGGTAATGTTAAAAATAAGCCTGGTCTGCGAAAAAACTGCTTTAATGGGTTGTTATCTATAGCCATATAATCCCTTTTGTAAAATTATGGGTTTTCGCCTAGTACTAAATACTAGACGAACTAACCTATATTTAGTGGACAAAAACAATGGCTGATAATTTAGACCCAGATACAATGCGACAACTCAACGAGCAGATGGCCAATATGGACCAGACTGTTCGAACTATGGTTCCGGCTATGGTCTTGATGACAGCCTCACTTAACGAATTGATTGCCGCACAAAAGGGTAGTTCAATCTCACAAAAAGACGGAAAGAAAATTGTTGACGATTTCTTAAAATCACAACAAGAAGCTACAGCGGCAACAGAAGCAAATAATAAAGCACAAAAAGAAAAAGATAGAATAGATGCGAATTATAAAACCGCTAAAGAACAGGCAATAGTTGGATTAAAACAATTTGGTAATGGGCTGTTGACTATTGGCGGCGGAATGGCAAAGTACAATCAAGCCTTAGGTAGTGCCGGAGATGCGGCATTAAGTATAGGTAAGAATTTTGGTATTCTTGGTATTGCAGCCGGAGGATTAATTAAAGTATTCAGCGTTGCGGCTGAAATGGTTTTAAAACAGAATGATGATATTTTAAAAGCCACAGATAGTTTAGCTGAGTTTGGTGCAACTGGTCAATATACTGCTGACGAAATTAAATTAATGGGTAGAGCCGCAGGCTACTCATCAGGTGAATTAGAAAAATGGACTAAAGCTACTAAGTCAATGGGCACTAGCATCATTGCGTTTGGTGGCACAGTAAATCAAGGTATCGGAGCATTTGCAAAATTAACGCAGATGACAGATAAAGAGTACGAAACCTTTAGAGCATTAGGTGTAAGCCAAGAGCAATTAACACAGAACCAAGCTGATTACATTAAGTTACAAAATAAGAGCGGAACTAGTATACAGCAAAGTGATGTTGCAAATGGTAGATTAAGAAAAGCAACTATTGAGTATACAAGTTACTTGTTAGACTTGTCTGCTATTACTGGATTATCGGTAGAAGAAGCCAAGAAAGCACAGCAAGTAGCAAGAGATGATTTAGCAGTTCAAACTAGACTAGCGATAATGGATGATAAGATTATCGAATTACGTAGAAAAGGTTTGGATCAAGATGCTGATAGATTAGCCGCTGAAAAGAAACGCACAGAAGAACTACTTGATATGGCAGGCACCTTTATGAAAGGTGAAGAATTAGCAGGTTTCCAAAGTGCTGTTGCAACCGGTAACTGGAATGAAATCAGTAAGGGCTTTGCTAGTGGTGCACCTGAACTACAAGAGTTTGTTAAAGCAGTTAAAGATGGTAAAAAAGAACCATATGAACTAGGTCTAGTCATGGCTAATGCTACTGAAAGAACTAGAAAAAATGTAGGTGAAGCAATTATTCAAAATAAAGAAATTGGTAAAGCATTTGCATATAGTAAAGAAGCATTAGAAAACGAAGCCAAATACAGAGGCAAGAGTCCTGAAGAAATTGCAAAGACAATTGAAGAAGAAAGAGCAAAACGTAAAAAAGGTGTTGATGATAATGTTCAAGCCGCACGTAATGCACAAGAAACTACAGAACGTAGAATGCGTATAGCCGCAGATGGCATGGTAGATATAATCAAAGGTCCCGTAACAAACGCATTTAAGATGTTCATGGATATCATTAGAGGATTTGCTAAAGGTCTAGCACAATTCTCAGACAAAATGTTTGGTACAAAACTGGCTCAACTATTTGAAACACCAGAAGATATTAAAACAAATGTCGCTGACATGGGCAAAGATATTGATAAGTTACAAAGTCAATTAAAACAAGAAACTGAATTAAGACAAAACTATCTAGCCGTAACTGAAAAATATAATCAGAAAGATAAAGAAGTACAAGAAGCCAGACTTGCTTATAATGAAATGCGTAAAAAAGGTATTGGTGGTGAAGAAGCTATTGCCGCAAAAAAGAAAGTAGAAGAATTAGAAAAAGAGCGTTCTACACTAAGCACTAAAAAATATAATTTAGGTAGAGAGTTAGAGGGCAAAGGATCGTTGAGTGTTGACAAAGATGGTAAAACAGCAACACAAGTTAGATTAGAGAAACAATTAGGTGAAATAGAAGAAAAACGAAATAAACGTTTAAGTGAGTTGGCACAAAAAGAAAGTGAGTTTGGTACAAACTTAGGCCCTAAAGCCGCAAGTAAAGAAGTAGTACCTTCTCCTGTTTCTGTGGGCGGAGGTCGAGGTAGTGCCGCATCATATGGTGTAAAATCTGCTGTAGCAGGAGAAGGTGTTGATGTTGCAGGTAGTAACGTCAATATGACTGATTATTTGAAGAAAATTGCTATGGTTGAGTCAGGTGGCAAAGCTGACGCAAAGGCAAAAACAAGTTCTGCATCAGGTCTATTCCAATTTACTGAAGGTACTTGGAATCAAATGACTAAACAAATGGGTAAAAATTACACATTACAAGATAGATTTGATCCTAAGAAAGCAGCCGAAGTTGCTGCCTACTTTACTAGTCAACAAAAATCACAATTAGAAAAAGGCACAGGACAGTCTGCAAGTGAAGCTGATTTATATATGGCTCACTTCTTAGGTGCTGGTGGTGCAACAAGATTCTTAAATGCATTACGTGCAAATCCAGATGGTCCGGCAAGTGACGGTGCAGATCCTAAACAAGTTCAAGCAAACGCAAGTATATTCTATGATAAAAAAGGTGATATACGTAGCTTGCAACAAGTGTACGACCTTATGTCTAACAAAGTTTCAAAAGCTGGAGAACAAGTTGCTTCAGGAAAAGTATCAAAAGACATTCAAGAAATTCAAGTACCGGAAGTAAAAACTGCAAATAGTGGTGGTAGATTTAGTGGCCCGGATTCTGGTTATCTTGTAATGTTACACGGTAACGAAGATGTTGTGCCTAAAGGCAATAGTCAAGGACAAGTAACTAAAGAAGCATTACCTGCATCTGCATCGCAAGATATGAGTGCATTTATGGAAATGATGGCTATGTTGACAGACAAATTAGATGATATGGTAAACATACTATCTGAGAGCAAAGATACACAAGATAAATTATTACAGTATTCCAGGGTTTAACTATAAATAGTAGATAATCCTAATCATATGACATACAAAAAACGTTTCACAAATAAGTCTGGTGTATCCAGTCCAATCTCGGGTGGCAATAGCAACAGTGGGGCTTGGAACGGTAGTCCTGGCATGAATGGCTCAGACACAGGTGGTTGGGCTAATGATAGCTTTGGATATAAGAGTTATGGTAGCAAATTACCTGAAGTCTATACCGGGCATCCTAACCGTATTGAACGTTATAATCAGTATGAAATGATGGATGTCGATGCTGAAATCAATGCATGTTTAGATATTATATCTGAGTTTAGTACACAAACAAATGAGCACAATAAGACACCTTTTGCATTAGAATTCAGTGAAGAACCAACTCAACACGAAGTTGAATTGTTAAAAACACAGTTACAGCAATGGTGTAAATTAAATGAATTTGATACTAGAACATTCAAAATTTTCCGTAACGTATTGAAATACGGAGATCAAGTGTTTGTTCGTGACCCGGAAAACTTTAAGTTATACTGGGTTGATATGACTAAAGTTGTTAAAGTTATTGTTAACGAGAGTGAAGGTAAAAATCCTGAACAATATGTTATTAAAGACATTAACATTAATTTACAAAATTTAACAGTAGCAACAAAAACTAACACAGACTTTGCGGCTAATCCCGCAACAGGTTTAGGTGGTACAGGTGGTGGTTCACAATCAAATGGATATACAGTTCCTGCTATGCCATATAACACTACTGGATCACGTTTTACATTAGGCCAGAGCGAGTCAGCCATAGATGCTAAACATATAGTGCATTTAAGTCTAACTGAAGGTCTGGATCGTTTCTGGCCTTTTGGACAAAGTGTTTTAGAAAACATCTTTAAGGTTTACAAACAAAAAGAATTATTAGAAGACGCGGTTCTTATCTATCGTGTACAACGTGCTCCTGAGCGTAGAGTATTTAAAATTGACGTTGGTAACATGCCAAGTCACATGGCTATGGCGTTCGTTGAACGCATTAAGAATGAGATTCACCAAAGACGTATTCCAAGTAGTCAAGGCGGCCCTAGCTTAATGGATGCAACATACAACCCATTGTCAATGAACGAAGATTATTTCTTCC